GTACAAACGATGCGATGCAGATAGTCGCCTTTTGCGCCCGTTGTACCCAAAACCTGCGCGGTTTGGCTCGCTGCGACGTGTTCGTAAGAATACCTGTATGGATAACTGACGCCACTCATAGTCTTTTCCTTTTGTTAAATTGTTGATGCGTTGCCCACATATCATCCAAAGTCACCTCGTTGCCGGGGCCGACTATCAAGGGTTTTACCCTATCCGGTGGCTTAACTGCTGGTTCCTGCCGCCAGACTATAGCTAACATCCTCATGGCATCGGCTGGATGGCTGCACCAGTCGTGTCTAGGAGTCTGCCTAAATGCCTTCTTGTCCTCGTCATATTCCCGTTGGTACTGGCGCAACGCTTCCATTCCTTCGTCGCAGCGCTCGGCATCAAACCACGTATTTGGCAGCATCTGCCTGACAGCCTGTATCCCGTCCTGCACGCTTAAGTCTGGCACGATAGCCAGGTTGTTGATACCGAGATACTCAGCCATTTGCTCGATGATTGACTTGCCTTGCGCTGCCAGCGTCTTAGCGCGAGCGTCATGCGGAAGGTAATGCTTGCCATAGTTGTAAGGTTTGCTTGTAACCGTAGCGCATATCTCGGTTATGTTGGCGCCAGATACCGCGTGGTAATCAATGACGTGTATTTCGCCACGAATGACCTGATAGAACCAGATAGCCGTATCGTCCCTATAACCGAGGTCAAACGCCGTATTTACCTTAACTTCAGGCTGGTAGTCCACGCGGCATATCCTGCCCTGCTCTGCCGCTTCACGCATCTCTGTGCCGAAAAACGCCCCTAAGATACTCGCTTCAAATGAAATTTCATATTCTTGGTCGTACTGGTCTTTTGAAAGCTGCGCCCTCGCCGCGGCTAGTTCGCCAGCCGGCAGTAGACCTGACTTGCTTGCCGGCAACTCCAGCAGGAACCATTCGTCTCTCAACCTAGCGGCGGTCTGCTTTATGTCCCAGAACTGGTTTTTTCCTTTGGGTGTGCCACCGAAGCAACACCAGCCCTGGCGGTCTGAAAGACTTGGTCTCAAGATATTGCCCCAAACGCTAGGCTTAAAGTCACCATATTCATCCAAAAACATTCCGTCAAAGCCCAAACCACGCATGGCATCTGCGTTATCGGCTCCAAACAGCCTAACCTTTGACCCGTTAATCATATCCACGGTTAGCTCGGATTCGTTGGTGCTGGCTGCCGCAGTAGCTGAGAAGTGCTTGAGGTAGTCCCACGCCACGGATTTAGCCTGGCTGCGAAAGGGGGCTATGTAGGCAAATTGGGGCATGGGACTTTTACTTGTGACCGCTGCTCGGATAAGGTCGTTAATCGCCGCCACGGTCTTACCAGCCCTGCGGTGCGCTACCAAGCAAGACCACCGCTTGGTACGGTTATGAAACGGCAAGAACGCCGGACGAGGCTTGTAGGGTATGACGTGGAGCGTCACTCAAGCCACCGGAAAGTGTGATCTACAGGCCCGCCGTCTTTACCCGTAGTTTCTGATCTTGCCAGTTTAGGAATATGGTACTCGATAGCCTTTAGGAACAGATCAGCAGCTTTGCCGGGGTCTTCTGAAGCTACTTGGTCGAGCCAGCCCTCAAACTTTTCCACGTTCCTTTGAGCAATCAGAGCAATCGCTTCCCGCACGTCCACCGTGGTCTTGTTCGGCTTACCCTGCCTTGACCCGCCACCAGTCTTCGTACCTTTAGCCATCGCTCTTAGTCGCTCTTTGCCATTAAAACTTGACAATCATTTGAGATTTTTTAACTTGTAGCAAGTTGAATCAAGCAATTCTGCTATTTCATCAATGATGTTCTGGAGCTGTGTGTCCTCTGGCAACACCTTGCGAATTTTATCCACAAAGTCTTTGAGTTGCTCGATGTACTCAACAGGCTTCTTAGCTATGTGGTAGTCGGAAGGATAGTTAGCGATTACTTCATACCGGCCTTGATAGGCTTCTGCCCACTTATCCACAAGGTCAATGATGGCATCGTAGTAAGTACCGAGCGCAACGTGTTCGCTGTAACTCTTGGTTTGCAAGTGCATAAAGTGAGCATTAGTTCCGCTATGGAACATCACGCTTACAAAGGTCGCTGCGTTTTTGCTATCCATAAAAAGCTCCGAGGGCTATTGGCGTACTGGCAGACACCAGCCCCCGGCGCGAACGTGCGCTATGCGACACGACCAGTTCATTCACCGAAGGGGGAGGACGGTGAGTTCGAGAATTATACATTTTTTAAGATTAAACTTCAATTTTTTCAATGTCAATCGGTATTTTTTGCTTCCAAAGCCGCCGATATTCAGCTTCAAGGTTTTGGTAATGCAAAGCCAACGTACCCGCCGCAATCATTGCAGCCTCAAAATCCTTCTTGTGATCGTTGTCCAACATGGCTTTATTCCGGTTGTAAAGCAAACTGGTAATCTCTGCTCGGTCAGTCATACCATCCCCCTTAGTTGTTTAGATTGTGCCGCCATTGTTTTAACTGTGACGATAACCCCCTCAATGTCCCGCACAACTGCCCTGCAACCCAACCAAGAGGCCGCCCACGCCGTTTGTAGCGCGTTCTCCTTACCTCTACCTGCCTTGATCTCAACTAGCCAAGTAATACCCCCCAACGAAACCATAATGTCGGGAACGCCTTTGCCGAGGGCAGCCAGGGATTGGACAGAGCATCCCAACTTGCGGAATGCGTCTACTACTTCCCCCTGATTTTGATCTACTTTGGCAGCGCGGCGCATAGTTTTTTGACCTCCTCCAACAAGTAAAGTTCTGTCCCATATCTAGCCTCAAACCTCCGTTGTGATTGGTCACGGCTCACCACCTCGTCATTTCTTCCCGACCTGTGATGCTGCTGGCACAAAGGTAATACAAACATTTCGCCCCGCCTACGTCCTCCTGAAAGCATATGGTGAATTTCGGCTGGACTATCTATTTGTAAATCCAGCTTGCAAACAATACATCCTAGATCACGGAGCTTTGCTTGCCACGCCGCTTCTGCTTTGTTCATACGCCTTTGCCCTCCTTTTCTTGTTTATTTCTGCTTTGTGCTTTTGCCGGTAACGCAAGTTTTGTTGCGCCACCAGCTTCTTATTCGCTATTCGCCACGCTCGCATGAGCCGGTATCCTTATTCCCGCATGATGAGAAGCCGCGTTTAACCAATCCAACCACTCCGAAAACCGTTTTTTACCGTAACGACTCGTCCTTCTGCCTAACATCACGACCCCGCCCTCAAGCCCTGGCGCAAGTTTTGGTGCGGTTTCGCCCTCAAAGGTCGCAGTCAGTACGTCCTTCCATTCCTCGTCGTTCAGCCAGCACATAACCCCGTTAACAGGCCATTGCTTCTGCTCAGCCCATGCTCGCAAAATAGGCCATTGCAAAGCGTTTTGCCCTGCGTTTCTACGTTCCTCGCAAACTGGGCATAAGGTTACAAAAGCAATTGTCATATAAGCATCTCCTGCTGACCTTGCGGAATTGAATACTTCGCAACCCGCTTTCCAGAAAGTACGGTAATCATCTCAACTTTTACCGGATGACCCTGTTTAATCAATTCTCCGCACCGCTGGCTTAACGCATACACCCCGTAACGGCTCAAAGCATCTGCCACCGTCAAACTTTCGCCACGTTTCATTGCTTCCAAAAGCTGCTCGCATTGGTTCATTTTTCTTCCCCCAAAAAGTTAACAACGTCCAAAGCTGTGGATAACTTTAACGACTTCAAAACGCTTGGCAATAACTTTGGCTCTGTTTTTTTAATTCCGACCAGAGTCATTGCTTTCGATTGCACACCGCAATTTTCCAGACACCTAACCCAATCTTCAATTCTGTTAACGGGTTTCATCGCTTATCCCAACACGTTCCGCACATCTTTCCGCTTTGCGTTTCAACAAACCCCTTCAAGACACCCCCGCAAACGCAACAGGACAGCTTAGGCGGGGTGAACGAGGGTTTCCCCTGCCCTACCCCTTGCTTGACCTCGAAAAGCCCACTCCAGCCGTTTTCGACGCTTTGGGTAATTATTGCGGCAATGTCTTTTCCTTCAGCTTTCCATCGTTCAAGTTTATTGATGGCGGCGGTTTGAGCTGTTGCGGTTAGGGGTTTGCGCGATTCTTTCCGGTGTTGCGTGTAGGTTTGCCAGCTTGCAGGGAGCCAATCCGGTGCTTCAGCACCTGCGGGTTTGACTTTAGATTGGTTAACGGTTAACGGTTCTCGGTTAGTGGTTAGGGTTATTTTGGGTTCGGCTTGGGTTAGCGGTGGGTTAGCGGTGGGTTTTGTCTTAGGTCTACCACCTTTGATTCCATTAGCTTTTTGCTTTTCAAGGAAAGCATGGTAAGCGGCAATTTCACCGTCTGCTCGCTTGTTACGATAGCCAGAATCGGTGTATTCAAAGAATTCATCCAGCACTAATTTGATGGTATCTGGATCAATTCTTAACCGACGGGAAACCCGTGGGATATCGGTGGGTATTGGCATTTCGGTATCGTAATAAATATCTAAAAGCCGACGATAAGCAATATCTTCTAATGGCGAAAGATGTGCCGTGTGCTTTAGATAATCGCCAATGTTGAACTGATAATAGAACAACACAATCTCCTTCGGTGCTAGGCCTATCCGGTGAGAATTCCGGAGGTCAGCACCCTTGACGGGTTGGAAACGGTCAGATAGACCCAGCCCGAAGGAGACTGTTTTATCTGTCCTCTATACGCTTCTCACGGCGTAAAAAAATCATAAATTACTTTTCGCCTTGTGTAAAGCGAAATACTGCTCAGCTTTTGTATTGCGTTGCGTCCACCAATAGTTTTTGCTCCGTCAGCACCTGAAGCCGGTAAGCCTGGCCTCGAGGGACAGCTCCGCGCTTGACCCAATACGCCACGGCTTGCACCGAGATATTAAGAGCCTGCGCCAATTGACGCCGACCGCCGAAGAAATCTACCGCTGTTTGTGTTTTCATTCTGGCAATATACCATGACAATTTATTTGTGCAACAATATTTAATCATA